GAAATATTATTTATATACTTTTATCGAAAAGAAAAGGTTTACGGTAAACATTAATTGAGGAATTTCTTTTTGCAGTGCGAGGGGTGTGAGGGCAAAATTTTTTAGGGTGTCGGCACTCCGTCCGCCCCTGCCTTGCCTGCGCCAGTTTTTATTTTTTTTCTCTAGCGGAATTTCTGAAATTTTCTGCGCTAGACCGATTTTTTTCGTGGGGGTTCGCTCCCATTTTTTTATTTTTTCCTCCGCTTTCTGAAATTTTCCGAACCATTCTCTTTCACGCTTTTTCTACTCCAACCCCCTTACCTTTCATGATTATATTATACACCTTTTTTACTATCTTGTCAACACTTTTTACTCAATTTATTCTCTTTTTTGTGTTATTTTATTATCTTTTTGTGTTGCTATATTATAGAATAGTGTGTTTAGATTATGCTCTATATCTTGCGTAATCGCTCACTCATTTTTTAAGGTTGCGTGATTATATTTTAGTGTTTTATTAGTATAAATAAGAGGGGTTGCCCCCTCATTTTTTCTTGTCCAGATTATTTTTTAATGTAATCACGGATCGTATTGATTAGAATATCTGTGTCCGAGATCTCATATTCCTTGATAATCGTTTGAAGTAAATCTAGGGCTTGTATAGCCATTTCTTTTTCGTCTGAACATTCTGTTTAGCTTCTTTATTTACGCCCTCAGAAGCCTTGCTAGACCCCTCAAAATCGTTCTCAGACCATTGTGTTTCAGCTTCTAGTCCTGCTAGAGTAGTATCGTAGAAGTAGGTATCTTTGCTGTCAATTTTGTTGACGACAACTACCTATGATTTGATTTGTGTATTGATAGTCTTGTAGAGGAATAGAGAAAGGTTGAAATATGAAAAAGGTTTTATTTTTGTTCTCTTAGGTTTGGTATAAGTGTTTCCGCAAGTATACCGAAGTAACGAATAATTTTTGATTTTTTTGGGAGAACACTTTCTCTATCCCTGTATAAAACTACCAATAGGCTTCCTTAATTTCTTTATGATTATATTATACACCCTTTTAGTGTTCCTGTCAAGAGTTTTTGCTAGTTTTTTAAAAAAAGAAGAAGTAGCTTTACTAGCTATTCTTCCACGCATAAAATAACGACTTTAAAAATCCAAGGGCTAAATAAGTCCAAATAGGATAGGCTAAAAGTTCTGAAAGGTACATTGCGGTTCTCCTTTATTTTTGTTTATATGGTCTATCTAACCACCTTATAGCGAGGTAGGTAAAAGGGTGAAATAAAAATGCGAAAATCAAACTGGAATATAAGGAGATTCCATGAAGTTAAGTTTTTACCTACCTCTTTACAAAGTGATTAAACAAAGTTTTCTTCTCCTTACTCTTGTTGCGTGGAGCAGGAGAAGAAGTCTTATTTTTTTGTGTTTGTTATTTATAACGGATTGGACTTACCATTCCTTTTACGCTCTCGCTATAGATCGCAATAGGGAGGTGAAATTTCTCTTTATCCAAGTAGAAAGTCACTTCTTTATCCCCTAATTCTTTCATAACTGAAAGTGAATTGATAAGATGATCCACTTGAATAAGAATACCGTAGTCTGGAAGAAATTTTTCTTTATAGTCTAACTTAGGCTCTTTGCAATAATCAAATTTCCCTGTTTGTTGGTTGATACGAATTGCCTTATCAAGTTTTTCTTGTCGGATAGGTTTTCTTGTGATTTTCTTCAATTCTTTCAACTCTTTTAGGGTTTCAACAATATCATACTCGAATTGAGCCATTTCTTCTAATTTATTTTCTGTATAGAATAAGTGGTCTGTTTTTGGGTATGGTACTGTTTCAGGATCAATAACTTGTTGCCCATTCTCAACCTGTTTTTTAGTAAGAGTGTTAAGGGCAATATGCTTATCTGTAAAGTAAGCAGGGAGTTGCAAACAGATAGTATTATCTGTGAATACTGCCTTATCCTCGTAGCTATGGATTTGTTGCAAATAGGTACGGAAACCAGTATGTTTCTGTACTCGCTTTAATTGCCTAGTGAGCAACTTTACGACCTTTTCTTGTGTCTTTGCTTCAATTCCTACTTTTGGTTCTAAGACTGTTACTGTATTCATTTTGCGGTTCTCCTTTTATTGGGCTTTTGTTGCGTTGCCTTGTATTTGATTTATGATTATATTATACACCCTTTTATGATCCTTGTCAACACTTTTTATCATCTTTTTTAACTTTTTGACTATTTTTTTGTGTAGCTTTTGTAACTTAAAAAAGAGGGGTTATACCCCTCTAGTTTTTTTACTTTTCAAACATTAATACAGTTGACACAATTTGTAGGGTGCTGTGGCACTAGTTTTCATTCATTTACTTGCTCTTTTAAAGCTCTCGCCCCTGCTCCCAATGCAATAGCTCGAATTGTAAGACCGTTTAGACGTTTAGCATTTACTAACATTTGATTGCTTTCTTGGTTTACCAACTCCCAATAATCTTTTGACATTTCCTCCAAAAGTTGAGCTTGTTCTAGCGTCTTTTCTTTTTGTGCTTCCATAGTTATTCCTCTTTTCCAATTTATGCTTATATTATACACTCTTTTAGTATTCTTGTCGACACTTTTTCATCATCTTTTTTAACTTTTCGATTATTTTTTTTGTGTTATCTTTAAAATTCCCTTGATCCCACCTTTGCAAATAAAAAACAAGCCATTCTTCTAGCTTGTTTGTATTTTTCAATTTTTATTTTCAGTTAGTCTTTCACTTCCAACCCTACATAAAAGTCAGTGTAATAACCAGTTTTATTATGAACAGTTTCAAGCAAGTAATGGTCGCCAATATCAAATGGTAGACTACCATCTTTTCTACACTCACACTCTTTGCTACTTTGGTTCTCTACAAATAAATCCACATCATCTGCGTTGCCTGTAACATCATCAATGTAAACAAACTCTCCAATATGTTTTGACGTGAACCCCTCGGAGTACAACTTATCAAGAAGCTCTCCACTTGATTCTTTTACATAATCTCCTATTTCCACTCTTTCAATCACATACCCATTCAAGGTTGTCACGATAAAGTTCAATTTCATTTTTTAATCTCCTGCCCTTTGTTTATATTTATATTATACACCTTTTAACAAACCCTGTCAACACTTTTTCATCATCTTTTTTAACTTTTCGATTATTTTTTTGTGTTGCAACTGCAAAATAAAAACCCCTAAAGCATTTACACGTTTCCGTGTTTGACTTTGGGAGTTAGTGTCTTATTATTTATTTTTTTATAACTTAAATGAATTGATTTTTGGTTTTGTCTCCGTGTATAGACTGGATCTAAAACTTGGATATTTTCTTGAGCTTTGCATATCATCGTTTTGCTACCATGTTAAACGGACTGGTTCTAAAACCCAACATATATTTTCAGGGATAGTAATATAGTTTTACTGCCATATCAATACATTCACAAAATTTTGCTACCGTATCAACACGAATTATAGCCCTACCTGCTTACCGTAGTTTTCGGCTAGACTATAATCATTCTGGTTTTACCCAAGGATCGCAAATAACCCTATAATTATATTATACACTTTATCTGCGTTTTGTCAACAAAAATTGCGCTATTTTTTCAAATAACGCAATTCTTTTCATCACTAGTCTATCTGAACTATCAAATATTGGACGAACTCGGAAGTTACATTATCCTTTATATTGATAAATTCAACTTCTGAACATTGTGGAACATACTGGATAGATAATTTCCAGTTTGAAATGAATACCAACGGACAAGAAGCGTTGTATAGCTTTTCCAGTTCTGAGATCTCATGAATTTCATACCCAATTTCAATAGCTTCCTTTACTTCTTTTTCATCTTCACAAATATAAATTTTGTGACAGCCATCATAAGCAACTTTGCTATCTGAGTTTAAAGTGTATTTTTCCTGATTTTTTTATTTACAATAATCATCTTGTGTTCCTCTTTATTTATTTATGTTTATATTATACACCCTTTTATACCTCCTGTCAACACCTTTTATTATCTTTTTTAGCATTTTGATTATTTTTTCGTGTTATAGCAAAACAAAAAAGAGGGGTTTCCCCTCTAGTTTTTCACTTCCTGTTCCAAAGGGGGGAAAGTTGCCCCCAATGGTTCACTTCATACATTTAGTTCCTTTTTTGTACCCTGCTCTATAAGCTGTTAGAGTTACTTCCCTAGAAATATTAACCCAACAGTCATGTTCTTTGTTGTACTCATAAGGATAGCAAGTGACTTCTGAGTTATCTTCGTCCTTTGTTGTTCCTAAGACGACTTTCCCATTTTCTACATAAACGTTTTGTCCGTAAACTATATGCCAACCATCTTTATTTGCCATGATTTTACCCCTCTAACTTTTTTACTTTTCAAACACTAATACTGTTGATACAATTTGTTGACTATCAACTTCTAAATGTTGTGGAATATAGTGTTTTAAAGTCCGACCCTTTTCAGTATGCTCCTTGATTGTTTTTCCTAGATCCCATTCATCTTTTAGCACTATAACCATACTTTCTTTAGGTTTTCTTAGTTCTGCAATTTCTTGCTTTAGCTCCCCTAGTTCTCCAATTAGTGAGGGTAAGTCCTTTTCATAGAACTTCTGCCCTAATCTAGTTTGAAAAAATTCCATTTTCTTCTCCTTGTTTGTTAGTTTTTTATAAGGTATGATTTACCAACTGAACCCTAAAATTTTAGGAACAACATCTCCTTCTACACTATCGCTATGAAGCACAATAGGGCTAAGAGTGTTTCTCGTATTAAGATAAAGTGTTACTTTTTTATCTCTAAGAATATCCATAACTTTCAATACAGTCAACAGATAATTAACATCAACTGCTGTACTCCCATCAGTTTCAAAGTCAAGGGTTCTAAATCTAAAACCAAAACTATTAAAAAATTCATCATCATTTCCTGAAATTGTAATAGTTCCATCATCTTCTACCCAAGTTTCGCTTTTTAGGTCTTTTAAGATATAAAGCAATTCTTCTACGCTGTATTCATAGCTTTTATAATTGTCTAGTATTTCTGGTGTGTATGGATAAGAAGTTGTATCATCTAATTTAATACACTCAACACCTCGGTCTATATCCCTCTTTGTCCGAATATCAAGAACTGTCTTAGTTTCTACCAAATCAGAGGGAAGGGATAGACTAACATATCCGTCATGGTAAACACACTCGCCACCGATCTTATCCACATTTTGACTTTTAGCAAATGCTCCTTTTTTAATTGCTCGCCTTGCTTGTTGAGTGAGTGCTTTTAGGATTTTTTCTCGTTGTTTTTCGTTCATGGTCGTATCTCTCCTTTTCTTTATCCTTCGATTATTTTTATCTTTATAATTATATTATACACCTTTTCACTATTGCTGTCAACTATTTTTGTGTTTTCTGATTATCTTTTTATGTCCTTTAAATCATCATGCAAAAAGCCTAGCAAGGCTAGACTTCTATTTTTATTATTCTATTTCTACTGTGAACACCCCGTGACGTTCTAAAAATTCAGCATGAACTTTTTGGATTACTTCAACCTCTGACTTATAGAGTTTTGAATAACTTCCACCCAATCGTAACGAAACGCTCCATTTTAAAGATTTCAACCTATAGCCACGGTTATTCTCCAAAACATACATTTTAGGTTTAACTTTTTTCTCGCCTGTTAGGATTTTTCGGACTTCTTCACTATCAACTGGTTTCCCTTTTACAATAAGTCCATTTTCTTCCAACCACATTATACGTTTATATAATGTTACTGATCGTGAGATTGGGGATTCTCCTCCATAATGCCCCTCAACTAAACAAAGCAACCAATCTTCTAGTTTCTCTTTGCTTTCAAACTCCTTTTCACAATCATAAACAACCATGTTGCCATTAAATTCTCTCACATTGCTTGGTGAGTAACTATATTTAACACTCAGATCTTTAAGGTTAATGGACAGTTTTTTCAATGTATCGTAGGACATTTGCGGTTCTCCTTTTATTAGGGCTTGTTGCGCTCGCCCTGTATTTAATTTATGATTATATTATACACCTTTCGACAAGGGCTGTCAATACTTTTAACCATTTTTCTGACTTTTTGATTATTTTTTTGTGTTTTGTTTGCCCTGTTACTTCCCCCACTTACAAAAAGAAAAACAAACTGGATCATCAGCTTGTTTTTCTATGCTCTAAATGCTCTTTCTTATCACTAGTTAAAATCTTCTTCAATTTCTCCTACTTCAATTCCTGCTTCGTCCAAAATTTCATAGTCAGGAAGTTCATCATAGCATAAATCATTTTCTTTTTCATAGTTAGGGTTTTTCATTCGTAAATCCCTGATCGCTTTATCAACTGCGAACCCTTTTGCTTCATTCTCTGAATAGAATAAAGCGACTGTTTCATTATTCTTTCGTACTTGATACATCATTTTACAGTTCTCCTTTTCAGGACTAGTTGTGTCTGCCCTGTTCTTTTTTGAATTTATAATTATATTATACACCTTTTATGTTTTTTTGTCAACCTTTTATCTCCTATTTCTGCGAAATTTAAAGCAAATATTGGAATAATCGTCATTTTTTATTACTAATTTTGATTTATTTGCTACTTAAACAACAAATATCCTTTTATCTCGTCCGTATTCCCTCTTATTTTAGCCCCTGCGCCACTTTTTAGCTTATTGCCTGTGATTCCATTAGAAACAGATTCACGCCCTTAAAATAGCCAAATTGAGCATTAAAAAAGACTAGGCTTCAAGGACTAGTCTTTTTTCTATCAATTTTTATGTTGTTTAGGACGCAATAACTTCAATGTTACTAGTACCAAGTCGTGACATTAGGTTCATTAGAAATTCATAGTTCAAAACCACTTCCCCTGTTTGTTCCTCCAAATAGTGAAATAGTGTGTTTGGAGTTACAACAAACCCATAATCAAAATTTCTCGTCCCTGCTTCAATCAAAGGGTATTCAATAACCCTTTCGATTGCTTGTGAAAGGACATCAAGGATTCTTTCTCCGTAGTTATATCCATACCCCTCACTAGAAAGATTTTTTATTAGATTGTTTGTGTTATATGCAGAAATAGCAAGCTCCCCAATAAAACGTGTTGAAACCCCAATCCCTAGAGTTCTTTGGTAAGGTTTCAAGGTTTGATACAAGGTATCTTGTTCAGGAGTATACTTTTCTTTGTACAAATTTACTGTCTGATCGTCAATGGAAGTCAAGATCGAATGAATTGAAGAATAGACTTCCATACGTTTATTGTTTAGGTATTTAATAGGGTGACTATTTCCTAATTTTGAAATGACATCATAGATATAAAAATCAGGCGCAAATTTAATTGTAAGCTTCCCAGACTTAATTCGACTGTTTAAGTTCTCTATTAGCTTTTGATTTTCATTTGCTACTTTTTTGTACGTCATTAGTCTATTAACTTGAATTTTCATGCTTGCGGTTCTCCTTTTGTTAGGGCTTGTTGCGCTTCCCTATGTTTTATTTATGATTATATTATACACCTATCTATCTTTCTTGTCAACTGTTTTATGGTTTTTTGATTATATTTTTGTGTTATCTGTAGAATTTAAAAAGAGGGGTCTCCCTCTTTTTATCCTACCTTATTTACTTCTATTTCGATCTCTTCTGCTAAATATTCAATTAGATAATCTTTATCTTCTTCGGAAAGATTATCCAGATCATATTCTCCAAGCACCCCTGATTTCCAATACCAAGCACTCAAATCAAGTTTAGCTACTGGTTTAACAGGGAAATAACCTGCGTTCTGAGTTGTTACCTCTGTTTCTCCGTTAGGATAAACCACAAACACCATACCGTCACAATATAGGTTTTCTAACATTTCTTTTGATAATTTTTTATAATCTAAATTGTTCATTTTGACTAACCGCTTTCCTTATTCTTTATATTTATATTATACACCTTTTAATATTCCCTGTCAACACTTTTATCATCTTTTTTTAACTTTTTGATTATTTTTTTGTGCGGTTTTTACAATTCAAATTAAAAAAGGATAGCTACCTACCCCCATTTAATTATTCGTATTTTAAAAACTCACGTTGGATAATCTCCAAATCGCTCAAAGCCATTTTATTTAAAATCCCTGCCTGAATTTCTTTGTTAAGTTTTTCAATTATTTTTTGTTTTTTTACATTATTGATATGCTCTAAAATTAATTTTTCTGTTGCTTGTTCCAACTCCGTGAATACATAATTCGCATAAACCTTTCCTGTTGGCGGAAACTGTTTCCCTCCTGCATTAATTCGACCTGTTGGTGTGATTTTTTCAATCGTTGTAAGAATACGATTATTCCCTAGCACCCCTCTTGATATAACGATAAATACCTTATCTCCAACTTTTAAATCTTTCAACCAACCTTTTCTTTGATCCTTAGTTTCAGTCATATTTGATTTCTCCGATTCTTATTTCGTTTGTGATTATATTATACACCTTTCTTTATCTCCTGTCAACACTTTTATCATCTTTTTTTAACTTTTTGATTATTTTTTTGTGTTCTTGTATTGATTTCAGCAGAAATAAAAGACTAACCTTTTCAAATCAGCCTTCTTTATTCATTGCTTGTCAACCATCTTTTGTATTTTCGGCTCATTCTTCTGTAACTCTAGCTTTTTTTACAATAAAAAAACTAGCCTTTCGGCTAGTCTTTAACATTATGACATTAAGAAATTTAAGAAGGCAACAAAAGAATTTTTGTTGCCAACTGAAAACTCTTTATAGTTATATTATACATACACATTCCCACGTTGTCAACACCTATTTTTTTGTTTTTGATTGTTTTTTTATTTGATTTCAGCAACAAAAAAAGACTAGCTTTTCAACTAGTCTTTTAGAAAAGAGTAAATCTATTCAAAGTTTGCAGACCGTAATGTAAGATTTTTCTTCTCTGTATTTATATTATACACCACGCACCTTCACATTGTCAATACTATTCCATTATTTCTTCAATGTTTTCATCAATAACGCTCCATGTTTCATTGAACCGTACTGATGGTTTAATTTCAAGTACCCCTCTTTCGACATCTACTTCAATCTCCTTCAAAAGAAATGATACCTTTATCTTATTTCCGTTTCGCTCCAAGGTATATAGGTTGACTGCCTTTTCGCAAAATGATGATAAGTTTCCATACCACATAGGATCATTCGTATAGCTTTTACAACTGAGTTGAAGAATAGGAAGGGGCAACCATAACTTCTCTTGTTTTTCCCCTTCTTCTACCTTTTGCTCTTGAAACATTGATACGACTGTTCGCAAGATATCCAGTTCTACTTCATTCCACTTTGGACACCTTGCGCACCCTACTTTTTTAAGTTTGCTTTCTGACACTCCACTTACTCCTTTTTCACTTTAACTTATGCTTTTATCCTTATAGTTTTTTAGATAGTTTATTATTCATTTTTAACAAAGACATAATATTTTTTGTCTTTCCAAACAATATTTTCATAGATAGTGCCTTCTAATTCCGAAGAATAATAATCGACTTCACTATTATACTCTAGTAGTGGAATTAAGTAGGTTACGCTGTGTTCTCCACACTCATTTTCTATAGTCACACTAACACCTTCTAGCTCTACTCCACTAACAAGATAGAGCGTTGCAGATTCGTCCATTTCAATATATTTATCTGCCACACTATCAAGGTCAATTCCTCGTTGTTTTAGATAGTGTTCCAACGCATTGAAACAATCCCACTTTTCTCTAGTAAACATTGTGTTCTCCTTTTTTTCTAGCTTGATTCGATTTTATGTTTATATTATACACCTCTTTGATTCCCTTGTCAATTATTTTGCTAGTATTTTTTCTAGTTTTTTGCCTAAAAACCATTGGTGAATATCGTTAAATATGGTACAATAGATTACAAGGCAAACCACTTAAACCCTTATAATATATAGGCTTTAAGATAGTTGTGCTAAATAAAAAAGAGGTGAAAAATGAAAAAAGTTAAGTTACTTACTATCCTTGCTCTATCTACTGTCGCTCTAGGGGCGTGTTCTTCAACACAAAAACAAACTACCCCTAAAAAAGATAAAACTGAGCAGTCTAGCAAGAAAGAAGATCAGGAAAAAGTCGTAAAAGAAAAGGTGACTAAAGACGCTAAAATTCTTTTAGATTCTATCCTGACAAACGATTCTGTCAAATTCCGTAAAGTTTATGGTGAAACTTATGAAAAATGGTCTGACGCTATTATCGCTGTACAAACAAGCGAACGTATCAATGATGATGGACTTAAACCTGCTTCAACTTATAGCGTACAATGGCACGAAGATTTCCCTATTGAAACACCAGAAGAAACAATCTCAGGATTCTTGAAAGTAAGACGCAAGTTATTCCAAGACATTGGCTCTTATGACATTAAAGACGTTAAAGTAGATAAGTCAGGCGATTCTGCAACTGTTACCTTTACGTCTAAGAAATTGCACTCTAAAGGTTTAGCAAGCTCAACTAGACAAGTTTTGACTACTTTACTAGGGGGAATTGATAATCTCAGCAAGTACAATCGAGCTGGTGCAGACGTTGACATCAAACGTTACCAAAAACTAATCACTTACTGGATCTTTGAACACCTATTCTCTAAACAATTCACGTCTTACAATGACGTTGACCCTATTTCAGCCCACACTCCACTAACAAGTGGTGACTTTGAAACAGAAATTAAGTTAGAAAAGGACAAAGAAGGTAACTGGACTATTTCAGAAGATGATTATAAGACATTGACTTCCGAACTAATTGACGACACCGAAGGTTACGATACCGTGGTTCGTTCTAAAACTACTCCTTCAAGCTCTAACAAGTCACAAAAAACTTCAAATGGTGATAGCGTATAATAGCTTGCTACTAAACAATAAGCGTCTGCACTTCCGAGTGTTGGCGTTTTTTCTTTCCACTAACGCCTAAAAAGGGCAATTTACGCCTTCACAAAACAATCTGATATTACAATTCACTCTAAAATCTCGTATTTGCCCCTTATTTTAGCCCCTGTGACATTCTAACAATCCCTACCTGCAATTACACCCTCATAATTTAAAATCGTTTATACGCCCTTTTATGGGCTTTTATGACATAGGTATTAAAAATCAGGACATATTTTTAAAGTTTTTTAATTTTTTTAAAAATTTTTAAATAATGCGCGTGACTATTTATTTTACTTTTTTATTATACACGCGCATTATTGCTGTCTTATTGCTGTTTTATAGCCGATTTACGGTTGATTTATAACTGATTTTATAGTCATTCTATAATTTATTTATAATTGTTTCAAAGTTTTGTTTATAGTGATTTATAGTAGTTTATAGCAGTTTATAGTAGTTTATAGCAATCTTTGTACGTCAGCATACTAAAAAAACTAGCCTTTTGAAGCTAGTTTTTATTTTCCTTTAAATCTTCTAACCAATCTGCGATTGACGTTTCTACTTCTTCCCATAAGCGGTCAGTATAAGCAACAATCGAACCAAAGTGACCGTAGAAGTCTAATACCCCCATTTTAGGTATCAAAGGCTCGTTAATACTGTTTCTAGCGAATGAAGCAATGATCCTACATTCTTCATCATACAGACTAACAAAATCTACAGAAAAACCATCATCTTTCAGCTCAAAAGAAATAAGCAATCCATCTACAAGCCCTTCTGAGTTGTAGGCGGTTTTTATTTTTCTTTCTCTCATGACTTTTTCAACTTTATAAAAGATCAAGTACATTCTTTCAAATGCTGTTGCTGTTTTAGTTGAAATTTCTTGTAACCAGTCAGTCAGTTCTTCTTTGTCTTTCTTATCTCTGATAGTAGTATTCAACCTATAACCTTTGCTACTATCCGAAAATTCACGGACATAACCATAGCCAAGATAATTTACTCTTTTCCAATTCGTTTCTTTAAATTCAAAGTGTTCTAAGATCCAATTATCTTTATCTTTATCAGACCAAGTATAAAACTCTGGATATTCTTTCTTGATATAGTCCATTAAGTTTTCCCAATGCCCACCAAGGTCAATATCAATACGCTTGTCTTTTAACTTGTCAATGATATACTTCCCCAAAACTTCTCCCCCAATCAAATTAAAGAACAAAATAGAGTTTCCTCTATTCTGCTCTTACGATACATAGTAAAAATAGATAAAACGCACACTTGAACCATGTTTCTTTTTCAGTTTAGCCAATACAGCTTCTTTGTTTAAACGTCCTTTTTCAACAACTTTGATTTCTTCTGAACGCATACGTCCTTCTTGATAATCGTAGACATATCTTGTCTCCATAATGCTTCTCCTTTCTAACAATCTGTACTTAACCAAAAGTCACTCTCCTATCACTAAAAGTTCTTTTCAGTTAAATAATGCAATTCATCTTTGTAAGCTCGTTTGTGCCACTCTGTACACTTTTTATGCTTATCTCCAATAAGACCCCCTCTAACAAGCTCACTAAAACAAGAAGGATCTGTGACAGTTTCGTCTTTCCGTTTTTTGCGCCAATTTGAATTAGGTCGAACCGCTTCACCTTTTAATTCATTGTTGACTTGTTGTGATTTGTTGTTTAGGTTATCGAAAATAGCGCACATTTTTCCACCTCTTTCCTTTTTTTGCTTACATAAATAGTATGCCATCTTTTGTTAAAAAAACGTCATTTTTATACAATTTTTCCGTGTTTTAGAATACTGTCAATGATCCAATCATACCCCAAAAAGCCTTCTGAACGCTTCATGATTTCTTCAAAATCTTTCTTTGCGCCTACAGTCATGGTGACTTTAGCAACCCAACCGTCTCCAAAATCGTGAGTAAATGTTTTCTTTGCACCCCTGCGTAAATCAAACCCAAGTTCTTTCAGTCGTTCTCGTTTGCTAGTGGGTAGGAATACTTCTTTAGCAAATACCTTACCCTCTCCTGTCCAACGACCATTCCAAGTGTTGATCTTGCTGTGTCCATATTCAAAGAGTAAAACTGTCATAATACGTTCCCTTCTTTTGTTCTTGCTTATCTAGTGGATTGTTTAGATCAGCTTCAAGCTGTCTGAGTTGTGTAGCTAAATATCTTGCTCCTTCAATTCCTTTTAGTTCAATAGGCTCAATATGGTTATTGTCAAAACCAAAGATAGGAGAAACATAATTCTCTTTAATCTCTTTCAAAGCCTGCAACTGTTCCATTTCAAATTGTGGAACTGCTCTAGGGTCAAGATCAAGTCGTGCCTTGCCAATGTTCCCTTCTGCGTCAATCCAAGCATACCCCTCATAGGTTAAACCCCAAATAGGCTGTAAGTTGATAGCCTTATAAATTGGATCAAGATAGCTTACTGGAAAGCCATCAGGCAATACAACAAAACCATTATCTTCCTTCCCTTCGTGCCAATCAGCAAAAGGCGTAAGGGGCTTGATTTTTGAAGCCCCACGTTTTTTCAATTCGTTCAAAATCTCTGTGTATTTCATTTTTTACTCCTTTTAAATCATTCCCAATTCTTTAAACAAGGTTTTCGCTTCTTCGATTGTTCCGTTCTTTTCAACTAGTTTTCTTGTACATTCTAAACGATACATAGTTACTGCCAACACTTCTTTTAGAGTGTTGATCTTTTCTTTATTCGCATTTTGAGCAACATACCACTTAATCATAGCGATTACACTATCACGATAGCCTTTTTCATTTTGGATAGCTTCTTCAATACGCATAGCACCCAAATTATCCAAAAAGTCATGTAAGTTTTTCTCCATTTCTTCTGCGTATTTTTGGATTTCTACTGGTAGTGTTTCAATCATAGTTGCCATAGTTACGGTTCTCCTTTGTTTGACTTTTCTAGTCACTCTTTATTTCTTTATGATTATATTATACACCCTTACTTATCTCTTGTCAACTGTTTTTATTATTTTTTTATGTTTAGTTATTATTTTTTTGTGCATTTAAGAATAAATAAAAAAAGCCCATTTTTATAGGCTTTCATTACACACAAAGGTACAGACCTAAAAAGTTGTCCACACATTCCTCTACTTCCTCTTTAGAGAAAGAATAGGCGTACCCTTCAATTTTACTAAGTAGCTGTATTGGCGTTTTATAAGTATTTACATATCCCCTTACGTTTCTTATCAAGGCTTCGCTATTATAACTACCGTCTGAGTTCTCAATGCTCAAAAGATCTCGAACCCAACCTTGAATAAGGCTTCTCACAAATTTATAATGATCCGCTGTTGCCTTATTACTTTTTAATTTTTCCTCCATGAATTGCGCCAATTCATAGACGTTCGTTATAAGGATATCAAATTTTTTTAATAGTTTTAGTTCGTCCTTTTCAAATTCGGCTTCTTCAAATAAACCACCATCTGTAGAAAACAAACTAAAAAGTTTTTCTTGCTCCACTCTTTTTCTCCTTTATTTTTTCTACCAACTGACGCTCCCATCTTCATTACAAACAATCATTTGAACTGTCATGTAACGGAATTTCTGTTCTAACGCCTGTTCAATAAGATCTTCAATTTCTGGATCGTCTTCGTAACACCATTCGTCCTTGTTTTCTAAGAGCCACGCTTTAGCTTGTTCTTCCGTTGTAGTTATTTCCTGACGACCATAGCTAGAGTGTGTACGCCAAGCGTCATGATAATAAATTTCATACAAGATCATAGTTTCAATTTTCCTCCTAAGTTTTTTACTTCAAGCGAAAAGCAGGGGGAAGGGCTTTTAAACCACTTCCACCACTTTAATTTCGTGTTGCTTGATAAAGTCCGCAAAGTTTTCTTCAATTTCTTTGAGATCTGACTTGTAAAGTGTTGTTGGACTTACTTTCTTCCATTCAGGATAAAGGGTTACACCATATTGTCGTTTGCGTAGCGTACCTCCTAGATCCGTTACCATAATGTATTGTTTTGGTTGTACTTTCTTTTCTCCTGTAAGGACTTTTCGTACTTCCTCAGTATCTTTTGCCATATCGTTTTCAATTAAGTCGTTATCAATCAACCATTGAATACGTTTGTACATAGTAAGTGAGCGTGGTAATCTTGTAACTCCATCAATAACCCCTGAGACAAGCCCTAACAAATAATCTTCCAATTCTTTTTTGCTTTCAAAAGTTTTTTCCACTTTCTCAACGACCAAACGATCTCGCCAATCTCGTACATTATTAGACGAATAGCTGTATTTTACAGTCAGATCTTTGAGGTTGATAGAAAATTGTTTTAGTGTTTCGTATGACATTTGCGGTTCTCCTTTTCAGGGCTTTGTTGCGTTTGCCCTGTTCTTTTTTGATTTATGGTTATATTATACACCCTTTTGTTAACCTTGTCAACACTTTTTATCATCTTTTTTTGTTTTTTGATTATTTTTTTGTGTTGTTTAAGCATTTTATCATTAGCAACTGAAAAAAGCCCACAAAGTAGGCTTTTTTGAACTTTCAGCACCTAATTCCCTGCCATGAAGCTATGACGTTTTTATTACAAGTTCCTACGATCTCAAAAGTGATTTTTCCAGATGTTAAAGAAAATTTTATTATTAATAGATCTATGATTTTATCAAATAAAATACTTTGTTTGTTTTTTAGATATTCCCAAAAATATTCTCTAATTTCACTTTCACCTATCAAACCCCAAAAACGTATCTTTTGCTCTTTAGGCAATACCTCTATAGCCATTGTCCTTGTTTGAAGAAATTCAAAGACAATCCTGCTCTCGTTACCTTCCTGTAAACTTCCTTCAAAATAAGAAATACCAAGCAACTTTAGACACTCTTCTAAATTATCATTTTTAATAGTATCTTTAATTAAATGTTCAAATTTAAAATAATCAAAAATATTCATTATCCCTAACCTTTTTTATTTTCTTGCTTTGAACTTATTTTAGAACACGGAAACTCCCTCTTTATTCCAACCTTCTGCCCAAGCGGTTTGTGCCTGTCCGTCATACCCACAGGCGTAGAAGGCAAGTCCATAATTTTCTTCACTTTCTAGCTTCTGGATCAAAATATCCAAATTTTCTTTCACAAAGTGACTTACACCTTTTAGTTCACCAAAAGGATAGAATAGTTTTTGTCCATCTAGGGAAACTTGCCAACCCCACCCTAATACTGTCTTTTCGTAAACGTATTTAATTTCCATTTTTAGATTCTCCTTTTTTTATTTATCGTTCTGTTTAAGCCAGATTTCTAGTGGTTCAACAATTTTTGCCCAATCATCATTTCTAAAAGCATAGTCGAAAACTTCATAATCCTCTATGAGGTTATCTAATTTCTGTTCGCCATTGAATTTTGTAACTGTAAAATTATGATTTTCTTCTTCACTATCATAATTGAATTTTGCAACCATTTCACCATTGATTGTCTTAACTGATAATGACGTGATCCCGTCCACGGGATATTCAAAAAGTTCTATGTTTGCTTCGTTGATACCCTTATTTCCCATTACCGTTTGAATTTCATCAAGCAGTCCATAGATTTTTTGTTTTACGATTCGCTCAATATACCTTTCAAGGTATTGTTCCATTTGCGTTTCAGTAAAAACACCCATGCAACGTTCCATATCAAAAAAACCGTAAACCGCATTATACACGAATACAAACAAACTTTCGCCATACGTTTCAGGAGCATTTAACAGATCAATTTTGCCATTCTTAACCCCTCGTTGAAACGCCAATAAAGCCTCTGACCCATCTTCTTCAATAATATCTGTTACCTTTTCTTCTAAGTGCCAATTTGATAGTTGTTAATCACTTCAAGCAATTCAAATCCATGAGTATCAAAATTTCGATCAAATACGTTTTCTTCAAAAAGTTCAATGAGTTTAGCCATCTTTTTTCTCCTTTTTCAGGGTGCTTTATTTCCCTCTTGTTTGATTTTTATAGTTATATTATACACTTTGTTTTATTCTTTGTCAACACTTTTTTGTGTTATTTTCTTATTTTTTTATGTTGATTGTAAAAAATACTAGCCCAAATAGTTCCCAAAACTCCTTTGAGCTAGTATTCTACACTTAAACAGACTGAACAATTTCCCTGTATTCAACCGCAATATCTATCATAGAGATAGGGGTAGTTTTTCCTTTTGTTATTGCCTTCTTCCAACTCTTATCTTCATGATTCCTGTCAACAAGAGCAAAGTCCGATTTCTTCATCACCATACTTCCAATATCATCTATAAATTTCTTTATTTCTTTATCAATAGGAGATCCCCCAAAGTTGTACTCCTCCCCCTGATAGCCACCGTTTTTATTTTTTTGGTAGACCTCTCTGATAACTGTACCATACACCCAAGCCTCAAATTCACCTTTAAATAAATAATTTGGGAAGTTGTAAGTTTGTTCTTTCACGCCAATTTCTTCTCCAACTGGATAAGTTCCTGCATAAAAGGCAAACAGAAAGTACAGATATTTTTGCAATTTCAAGGGCGATATTGTAGGGAACTTATATAAAATATAGTTCACCAACACATCTACGCTATCAAAATAATACTCTCTTTTCACTATTCACTCCTTAACGTAAATAAAAACACAAGTAGACATCTGTCACCTGCGTTGATTCCGTTTATTTTTCTTTTCTTATATCACCTTAACTGTGTTAAATAGACTGTTTTTAAAACAGTAGTTGACGTGATATAGACCAAACTATCGTTTTGCTACCGTATCAAACGGACTACCCTAAAACATGACCTAGAAGCAGAACTACAGACTCTCTGTTTTGCTACCGTATCAACACGAACTATAGCCCTGCCTGCTTACCGTAGTTTTCGGTTAGACTATAATTTTTCTGGTTTTACCCAAGGATCGCAAATACCCCTATGTTTATATTATACACTTTTTAAAACTCTTGTCAATACTCCCCCTTTAAAATACTACCTTACACAAATAACAGGTAAAGCGGTTGTGTTATCTCGTCCGCTAAGACCCTTCTTTTAGCCCCTCTGCTTCTATTTTGTCGTTTTAGGGTATTTATATAGGATTTATAAACAAACGCCTTATACGCTCTCCTGTGAAGAAATAAAAAAAGACCAATTAAATTAGTCTTTTTTACAACTTTAATCTATCCATTCAATTTTTGGTTTTCCTGTATAGCCCTTTTTCCAAACAAACCAAGCGTAAGCAACCGCACTAGACGAAAAGGAATTAAAATCACCCCCTCTAGCGCACTTGATCCTCTTACTAAAAACATACACGGTTTTAGGAGGAAATTTCTCAAACATCTTTCGCCTAGATTGTCCTTCTAGGAACGTCAATTTTAGGAACATTGCAACTTTTCTTCCCTCTGGAATAATTTCAACACTATGCTCCACAAATTTTTGAGCTATTTTGTAAGGAGGGTTTGTTATTAGATCTCCCTCCCAACTATCTATATTGAAAAAATCAACTACTTCTCCATAACCACGATTTATCAAGTCGCTAGAGTGTACGTCCACTCCCAACTCAATCAACCTTTTACTTAGGTGTCCTTCACCACAAGCAGGTTCTAACACGTTCTCAAAATCCTCAAATTTCAGCAAATAGTCTATTGCTACTGGATCTGTCGCATAATAGTCCTCTTTGTGCCTTTCATGCTCCGAATGATTAGAAGCCCCTATTGGAGCATATACCGCTTTTAAATTA